AAGGGAAAGAAGTCCTTCGAAGGTAGACGATATAAGCATGACATTGAAGCAACACATGCAGCAATGGACATCTTACTCAAGCCACTACGTACACTGCAGGAAAGGCAGAGACGGAACAAGGAGAAGGTGTACAAGCCTCGCATGATATTAACACTAGGTAACCATGAGCATCGTATTGATCGTGCAGTAGAGAACGATTCAATGCTTGATGGGACTATCTCTATAGAGGATCTGAAGTATGCTGAAGCTGGCTGGGAAGTTATACCGTTTGAGCAGCCTATCATTATTGATGGTGTTCTATATGCCCATTACGTTACTGCAGGAGCACTTAATCGTCCAGTTGGATCGGCAGCAGCTATCATCTCGAAGAAGCATCAGTCTTGCGTCGTGGGTCATCAACAAGGCAGACAAGTTGCTTACGCTATTAGAGCTGATGGCAAAACACTTACGAGCATTATAGCTGGTAGTTGTTATGAGCATGACGAAGGATACATGGGTCCTCAAGGTAACCACTACTGGAGAGGTATCGTAGTGTTGCATGAGGTTAATGATGGTTGCTTTGACGAGATGTTTGTGTCTTTAGACTTTCTTAAGAAGAGGTATCTATGAGTAACCCAGTAGCTATGCCAGCACACTTTGGATATGAACTAGCTGCAGTACCTACAGAGAAGTTCAGTCTTGAAGATTATTTCAAAGGACTTAATAAAGTAACGATGGCTGATGACAAAGATATGGTCAACTCACCTTCACATTATACGCAAGGGAGTATAGAATGTATCGATGCTATCGAACAGGTAGTGAGTGGTTTAGATGGAATGGAAGCTATGTGTACTGGCAACGCAATAAAGTACCTGTGGCGATGGAAGCACAAGAACGGAGTTGAAGATCTGAAGAAAGCAGTGTGGTATCTGCAGCGTATGATTGACAACTACGACGAATAGGTGTATAATATATGTTACTTAAACACGTAAAGGATATAATGATGATTGGTGATAAGACTAAAACAAAAGATAAGATTAACTTTAATAAGTTCTTCCCTGGTGAGAACTCATTCGTTAATGTAGATGGTGGATTTAAAGATGCTAATGATTGGTGGGTAGATCTTACACTACAAACTGGACTACGTGAGTCAACACAGTTGTGGGTATCAGACTTCAAACCAGCAGATTCTCTTAAGCAACTACGTGCATTGTTGGAAGCTACTGAGAAAGCTATTGCATTCGCTGAGAAGTGTATGGATTCTAAGCCAGCGAAGATCACAGTGAAACAAAAGGCAAAGAAGTAAACTGTGAATACTCTTACACTGCCAGAGTTAAAAGAACGGTTGAAGAGTTTAGATGAAGTTATTCTTCTGGAGCTGCTTGATGTGGCTTCAGAAGATTTAGTTGAAACCTTCGGTGATATTATAGAGAATAATTATACAAGACTTCTTAAAGAAGTAGATTGGAATGAAGACGAATGACAGCATACAATACACCATTTAGTACAGTAGGTTACATTACATACAAGCGTACATATGCACGACGCTTAGATGAGAGCAGCACAAGCAGTGTTACAGAAGAATTCCCTGATACAATTGAACGAGTAGTCAAAGCTACAAATGATCAGCTTGGTTGCAACTTCGATTCATTAGAGCAAGAGCGTTTACGTGGTTACTTGATGGAGCTTAAAGGAACAGTAGCAGGTCGTTTCTTATGGCAGCTAGGTACAGATACAGTAGGTAAGTTAGGTCTTGCTAGTCTACAGAACTGTGCATTCACAGTAATCAATGACCCAGTACGTCCTTTCACCTGGGCAATGGACATGTTGATGTTAGGTTCTGGTGTTGGATATAATATTCAAAGGAAGAATGTTGATAAATTACCTGAAGTCAATGCAGATTTTATTAGACCTACTCGTGTTGATTCCAATGACGCTGACTTTATTGTTCCTGACTCTCGTGAAGGATGGGTACAGTTACTCGGCAAGACTCTTAAAGCTGCCTTCCTTAGCGATAAGAAGAATACATTTACGTATTCAACAGTTCTTGTGCGTGGCAAGGGGTCTGCCATTAAAGGATTTGGCGGTACTGCGTCTGGTCCTGAGGATTTATGTTGGGGAATTGATAAGACCGTACGGCTCACCTTTACCCTCATAACCATCCCAGAAATACTCATGGAGATCCTTAAAGTCATTACACACAACAGAATTATTAGACATAGCTCTCCAGCTTGGGATGTTACCCATGTCCCAGCGTTTTGCCAATAAGTATTCAACATCATCAGGGTCTCCAATTGCAATCTGTGCTGATCTACGCACGTTACCTGCCACAACTACAGCACCAATGATGTTCATCACATCTAATGCATCAATAGGACGTAGCTTCTTACCAGCACGTTTCTCAAGAATCTTGCTAATCTGCTCAATACCCCAGCAAAGGTCTTCAGGGCCTGATGCAACACCACCAAAACCCTTGATTGGAGCACCCTTACCCCGAATCATCTTGGTGCTATAGGTGAAGGTTGATTTGTTATCACTTAGAAACGCTGCTTTAAGCGTCTTACCCAGGAGTTTAACCCATCCCTCACGTGAGTCAGGTACGATGTAATCAGCGTCGTTGCTATCGACACGCGAAGGACAAGAGAAAGAACTATTGACAGGTGGTAATTTATCGACATTTTTCCTTTGGATGTTATAGCCAACACCTGATCCAAGCATGAGCATATCCATTGCCCATGTGAAGGGACGAATAGGATTGTCAACCGTTGTGAAGGCACAATTCTGGAGGCTAGAGAGGCCCAGATTATCAACTGTGGCTGTACCCATCTGCCACCAGAAACGACCTGCTACAGAGCCTTTTAGACCCGTTAGATAGCCTCGTAGACGTTCTTCCTCATCTGGTGTGAACTCACACTTGAGTTGTTTCTCACAACTCTTGATGACACGCTCCACTGTTTCAGGGAATTCCTCTGTACGAGAGTTCACATCACCTTCATCAACTCGACGGCTGTAAGTGCGCTTGTAAACTAAATAACCCAGTGTTGACCAAGGGGTAGCTGATGTAGTTGTCATTCTTCTTCATCTCCAATACGTTCAAAAACAATGCGTAAAATACCTAAATCAATAACGCACACAAGTCCCTCTTGTTCAGGGAATTCAATACCCACCATAAATCCTGTGATGAGTTGTAAACTACAAATAATCATTTCATTTCCTTTTTGACAAACTCCCTAAGTTTTTCTTTTGCCTGGGTTGAGAGGTCTTCCCAGACTTTGTTGCCCCATCTCTCACTCTTGAGGGCTTCTTCAAAGTGCATGAGTGAGTACGCATACGAGGCTTCTGCGTAGTCTTCAATGGATTCTTCCCTGTCCTTGTCTGTTTTTCTTCTGCCGTTTTTAATTTGTGACATGGTTTGCATAATGCCTGTAAGTTTTCAATTTCACAAAACAACCTACTGATGTAGTCATCCCAAGTTGTAAAGCCCTTCACTGGATCAACAACTGGAGTGATGTGGTCTATTTCAATATGTTTTGCTGTAAAGAGTTTAGCACAATGATTGCAAGAATAAAGTTTAGCCTTTCTTCCTGTACTCTCATTAACACCAACCCCATGCGCTGCTGCCTCTAGTGCTCTCCATTTGTTTGGAAACCTACGCATACCAGAGCGTAGGGCACTAACAATAAAACTATTGAATCTACCTTCTGTCCAGTCTTCAACTGGTGACTTCACGGCTTAACATCTCAACTGTAATTGGATAACCATAGCATGAAGATAGGAAGAACAGAAACTGCTCTACAACCTCTTGAAAGGTTACATCCATATCTGTTTGAAAGGCAAAAGACTGATGAGGAATGTTAAAGATGTATTCATCTTTTTCCTCTACAACTTGGTCACGAGTAAAACGAAAGGTTTGCATTTAGTTTCCTTTTAAAGCCGCAGAACTTGCGGGGAATAAGCGGGTAATCTCCGCATCAATAAGAAGTGCCACTTGGCGTGTCTCTTCTTGTGTGTGCTCATCTAGACGCAGACGTAGCATATCACAGAAAGCCCCTAGTGTTCCACTCCAAACCCATTCTGTCATCATGTTTTGTGGAAGGAACATACGTGCTTGCTCTGGACACACATTGCCATCAATCATGTTGTTATACATATGATTGAGGTGCTTGACGTAATAAGACGCACCTTCAAGCCATTGCTCAGATCCATACACAACACCATGACTTCCTTGCTTCTTGTCCTCACTACGTTTACGTAGCTGAGTTGGAAAGAAGTATTCTGGTTCTTCATCAACATAACGCCTGGAAGTTTCATTCCAAGGGAGGAACTTGTGCTTCACTAGTTGTCGTGCAACAAAGATTGGAGCCTTAACCCTGAAGGACAGGAAGGCATGATTGAATGGGCTAAAGTGTTTGTGCTTTGCCAGATAGTTCAGGAGTTTCTCATCCTTGTCTGACATTTCAGATGACTCCTTGTGGAAGGATACTCGTGCTGCGTTAACAACGCTCAAATCGCTTCCACAACTATCAATAAGAGTTACTTCAATATTACTTGTCTTCATCGTTTCGGTGTCCACATTGGAAATGGAAATTCTAATGTTACAGCAGCATTGATGCAGTTCCAACAAACAGCGGGAGCGTCATCAATACTCCATTTAACATCTGGGTTGTGCTTGCATGAGTCACAGGATTTAACATTTGTATCTGTGTTAATCCTAGTTATAGGACGACTAATGGAATCTCTTGTCTTGTTCATTGAATTTGTATGCCTTAATTTCTTCAAGGGCCTCTACACTCTTTACATCATGTAGAATCTTCTTAGGTTTAATCCCAAAGGTCTTCCTCGGCTCCGGCGTCGTCAAGCCATAACTCATCTTTTGTTTTTTCTTTATTGTCATCTTCATCCTCAAGGGGAACAAATATCTTTGAGTGCAGTTCAACCAGTTTATCAGGGAACGCCATTATAAGGTCTTCCATGTTAATTTCAAGGAATGTTGTTAAATCCTCTGGGGTATCAAACGCATCGTTGCAAAATTCCCACATATCCTCTAATTTCTTATTGTAATTGCTTTTCATTGAACTTCCTTTCTAAATACTCAATGCTTAGGAATAACTCATCAAATGAACCATCTTTAACATCGTTAAGGATTAGAAGTCCCCTCCAATGTCTATTGGATAGTTTATCCATATACGCTTCATCATGCAAGTAGTAACTACCAGCAATAATAGAAATAATTGGTTTGCCATCAGCACGTTTACCATAAGCAACTTGCTTGCCTTGTTGATGACCAGCAACACAACTCATATGGAGTTTACTAATGATTGCAGCAGGTGAAGCAGCAGGTCTCCCCATAGCACCAACAGGCCAGAAATGATTAAACCCAACACCCTCAATGAAAACAGGAGAAAGGAAGGGATGTACTTCCCAATCTTTCTGATATCCCAGGTTTTCTGTACTAATAAGTCCCTCAAGCATAGGAGAGTTATTAATGGCCCTATCAATTCGATTCTCATGGTTTCCTAGCAGCATCACCATACGGGGCTTGTAAACTTTGTGCTTGGTACGCTTCTGTGTGTCCTGAAGTTCTTTGACGGGTGCTAGGAGGGCCTTCATAGCCTCCTTAGCAGCCTCAACGTCCTTCTTGTACCTCAACCCCTCAAAATACTTGCTACCCACCTTGTCGTGGCTGGACAGAGAGGGCATATCGGCAAAGTCTCCAAGGTTAACCACAACATCTGGAAGATAACGAACGATTGCTTTACCTGCCCAAGTGAGTGGGGAAGGGTCATAGCCCTCTTTGATTTGACAGTCAGGCACGACAAGTATTTTCATATATAAGTCTCCTGTATCCATTTTGCAAAAATTTTTAACTGTTCAACATTTGCATTGCTTTTCATATTATTAGCAAGTAATGATATTACCTGCACATTTCCTTTTATATATCCAAGTTCTGGATTTATTTTATCCAGACTTGCAGAAGAAAATGTACCGCCATGTGTTCCTAACTTACGAGTAAGTTGTATTCCAAGAATAGGGCAATGTGTTGGTATGTTAATATCTTTTACAGTAATATCAAAAGGAATTCCCTTTTTACGTGCTCTGTTCCTAGCAGCAGATAGTAAACATTGCTCGTGTTTACGTTCTCTATAGTTTCTATGATATTCTGCTGAAGATAGTCCTACATATGAACCATAATTTTCTTTAGTCATGGTAGATTATCTTCAATTCCAATCCTTTCAGAGTAAATGCAATAATAGTTATGTACCATTGCAATTGATTTAATAAACTCCTCTAGTTTCCTTTTTTCCTCGGCAGGATTTGAAGAAAATAGTGGTAGAGATGCGTTT